GCAGTGTAACAGAATCTGTTTGATTTGTTATGGTATCAACTTTAATGTACTTATCAATGTTTTGAATTAAATCAATAGGAGCTCCTTGAAACTCCTGGGCAAGATAATATTGAGATAAAAATTCAGCAACTAATGGAAACTCTTCTCTGGCATATGCTGGGAGTTGGTTATAAACTATGTTACTAAATTGAATTCTCTTTTCTGTCATTTGATTGATTAATTTATTTTTTTATTAATACGATGGACCTGATAGTCCTGAAGATGTAGATGGAGTAGAAACACCTGATGTTCCGAGTGTAGATGGTGTGGAAGGTCTGCTATTTTGAGAAGAATCACCACCAATATTACTTGTTGGTCGAATTAAAATACCATTTACATAACTTGAGGATTGTATATAATTTGATGCTGATGAATCAAGACCTGATGAAATGCTATCAGTAACCATTTCAAAATTACTAGTGCTAATATCAAGTTGTAAATATAAATCTTGCAATCCAATTACATCGTTTGAATGTGGAGTTGTAGAAAATTCAATAATTGTTTGTCCATCTTTTATTTTTCCTGCTTGAATATTTATCGGGTTTAAAGTTATTAAACCTTTCTTATAGTTTATGTTACCTATATTTCTTTTTACTATGGTTGGAGTTGTTGAATTTGTCGAAGGAATCGTAAATAAAAATAAAGATCCAGTTTCCCTATTCGTATTTGGAAGATCTGAAATATACACCACTTGTGATATATCTGATACACGTAATGCAGAAGATTTGATATTGTATCCGTTCATGTTATTAATATGAAACTCATTCCCAAAACCAATTTGATACTCTACAAATGTGTTTAATACAACTCTCAAATCTCTTCTTATTTGAATAGTTGTAATATTAGAGGTGACAGATTCATGACTTTCATCAATAGTTTTTAGAAATTTGCTATATTTAAATCTTGCACCATACTTATTCAACTCAGTTGATTCTGCATATTTTGTTGTATTATTTTGTATTATACTAGATACAAAATCAGAACTAGGAGCAAGATTGGTATTATAATAAACTTTTGAGTTTATTTCAACATAAAGATATTTTAAATCTAAAATCTCAGGAACAATTCCTGCAACAGCATACTTTTTAAGATCTCGTTTAATATTTTCTTTAATTAAATTTGGTAAAAAGTCTCCTGATCTTGGTTTGATACTAATAAAAACTTTTCCATATTGTGGAGGAATCAACTCTTCTCCACCAAATACAGAAATAGATTCAGTTTCTGGATAAATTTTTGTAGGAATTAATGTCTCATAATCATTTGCTGTAAGTGCTCTATTTTGAGAAGCATATATTCTTGGAGCATATCTTTTAATAGATTCAACAGATTCAATGTTTTCTCCACCTGATGCAATTAATCCTGTGGTTAATAGTGAAATGCCAGAAGTAATTGTATATTCTATAGAATTCCTATTATAGGTAATTCTTCCAGCAAATGTAAATTGACTTATTCCATTTGCACTATCACCATTAGATGTGATATACCCAACCTCAATAAAGTTTCCTTCTTCAAGTTTTTTACCAAATATTCCATCACCAAAAATAAGTTCATATCTTTCATCTTCAATCTCTTGTAAGAAGAAAACTTTAGAGTCTTGATTGATTTCAAAAAGACTATCTTGACGATTATATTTTACTAAACTTGTAGATTGTTCATTATTTTTTACTAATACAGAAATTAAATCAGTGTCAATACCGCTATTTGGCAAAATAAACCTTTGATTTAAATTATTAAAACTAAAAGTAAAATTGCTTGTTAGACGAGTTCCCTGATAAACTTCAAGATTTTCAAATGTTGCTATACCATTGAAGATTGGTACTGTAATATCTTCTAAAATACAGAACACAAAAGACTGATTACCAAAACTACCTGAAGTGCTTGCTACAGGTCCTTTACGAAGGGTTAGAGAGGATGGTGTGGGAGTTATATTAGAAGTATCTACAAAGAAACTTATTGTTGCTTTTGCTGCTTTTCTTGATCGTGGAATGTATCCAATATTTCTTGCGAGTGCTACTACATTTTCTCTCAGAGTGGCACTATCAATAAAGACTTCATTTGCCACCATATTGGCATTGTATGAAGTAATATAGGTATTATATGCCAACACATCAAGAATCGATGATAAGTTAGATCCTTCAAAATCATAATCCGTGAAATTGGAATTAGATTTTAAATAATCCCTAAGACTAGTTTTTATCTGATCGAAATCTAGATTTGAAAAATTTACTAATGACATCTATCTTGTTGGTTGCAAAACGAACTCTAGTTGTTGCGATGGAATATCAGCACCAACAACCCTATAAACGATAATTACATTAAAACCACCATTATCATAATCAGGGATG